GCTAATATTACAAGCTCTACCGTATTCACGGCTACAGCAGGACCAATGGGTACGATTACTTCTTTAAGTGTTGGACCATACACCAGCCAAGGTTTTGTGTATTTCCGTTCCGCTATGGGCGGCGCACCAAACGGCTACAGTCAGATATTTGAAAATGCTTCAGCTAATCAATCATCTTATTATGTGCGTTCAGATTCTGGGGACGTATACCCATCGGGTACTTTTGCTGGAAATCATTCAGTAACCATTGGTACAACTGCGTCTGTTCAAGCTGTTGCAGCTAACTATAGTTACGCATTTGTACCTACTAACGAATATAGGTCTTTACTTCAAGTTGACAGAGTTAACTATTATGACGCTCTTATTGATTCTACTACTCAACCTTCAGCTCGTAGAAACGTAACTCAGGTTATACCAAAAATAACAGAAAACTACAAAATCCGTTTCCGCTTTACCAACGACAAAGCATTAACTGTACCAGTTGCTAAGATTGTTTCTGCGTCTAAAGCAGGCTCTACAACCGCAACAATAACTACTGCCACGGCTCATGGTTTAACCACTGGTGATTTTGTGTTTATTACTGGCATTAGAAACGGTACTGATTTTATACCTATTACAACCGCTGTAGCTGTCGCCTCAACACCAACATCGACTACCTTTACTCTTGTATATGGTGGAACATCAGCAACAACAACTAGCTACGGTGGATTAGTTGCAAGAGCTAATGGTGGAAATTTACCATCGGCTTTTTCTGGTGCTGGAGCGGGAGCAGCTTTACAAACAGCAACAGTAACTAGTACACAACTAACACTTACAACGGTATCAGGTTATTCTGTAGTTGTTGGTGATTATGTAAACGTTTATGGTTGCCGTGACGCCTCTACTGGCGCAGATTTAGGCGTTGACGGTGTTTACAAAGTAGTCAGCGTAGTAACAACAACTGCAATATTAGAACCAATTGGCTCAACAGTACTGCCTGCGCCATTTGGGTCAACGGCTTGCGGTGGAGCTTTAATTAAACGGACAGACGCTCGTATTTCATATATTCGTCTGTTTGAGTACCTACGAGAAAAAGTTGAAGTATTAAATAAGAACGATAGTTTTAGTGCAATTCCTGTTGTTGTAAACAGCGGCACTATTACTGCTATTTCTTCAGGTAGCTTGCTTGCGTTTACACCAATTAATTCAATTGCAACGGACATTACAAGTGCCGCCTTAACTTCTACTGCTACGTCTGCCGCATTTACACCTACAGCAAGCGGATCGGCTGAGTTTAACGTAATCGTAACCGCTGTATCAGGTACAAACCCAACACTAGACGTGGTAGTCCAAGAGTCAGATGACTCAGGTACAAACTGGTTTGATATATATCAATTTCCTAGAATTACTGCAACAGGACAGTACCGTAGCCCATTAATTCCAATGGTAGGAAATCGTGTTCGTTATGTGCGTACTGTTGGTGGTACAACACCTAGCTTTACAAACTCTGTTAACCGTTTAATTGTAAACACCGCACAACCATTACAACGTCAGTTCTTTGACCGCACAGTTGTGCCAAATACATTAAACAGTACCAGCCCGTCTTTCTTTACAGAAGGCTGCGTTGATTTAGTTGTGCTGGTTAATATGGGAGCGATTACTACTACTGCACCTACTTTTGCCTTACAAGTATCTGTCGATAACGTTAACTTTGTACAGCTAGGCGCTGATATTGTAACGGTGGCAAATACAACAAACATTCTTCAAGTAAGCAACGCACAAGCTCGTTTTTCTAGGCTGCTTGTTAAGTCAGCTGGTTCTGGCGCCACCCTTGGTTATGTCATGGTTAAGGGAGTTGGAAATTGAAAACGGGCGAAGTGTTTGACCGAGATGAAGAAGGTTTGTGGCTTTGCGAGTCTTGGGAAGAGGATGGCATTGTTCATACAACACGCACATTAGTAGAAGGTGTAGAACCAGAAACTATAAGTTAGGTAGGCTTACATGAGCCTCTTAATTTTATTAGGACCAAATAACCGTAATGTTCAAGTTACAGGGGTATCGGGTACTGGGCAATTAGGTAGCGCAGTAGCAGCGGCAGGTGCAGACGTATCTGTAACAGGCATAAGTGGTACTGGTCAAGTAGGGTCTGTAACAACTACAGCCTCAGCTTCTGTAACGTTAACGGGCGTTTCTGGAACCGCTTTATTAGGTACTGCAACTGTTTTACCCAGCATTGAAGTTAACGTAACAGGCGTTTCTGGTACTGGAAATGTAGGCTCTGTAGTTGTTACACCGTCTGTAGAGGTCTTTGTTACGGGCGTAGCAGGTACGGTTGAGCAGGGTAGCGTATCTATAACAGGTAGTGCGGTAGTCAATTTAGTAGGCGTAGCGGGAACGGTACAGCTAGGGACGGTTGTTGTAGAACCAGGTGTTCCTGTTCCAGTTACGGGATTACAGGCTACGGGTAGTGTTGGAAGTGTAACGATTGCGGCTTCTGCCAATGTGTTCCCAATAGGGGTTCAGGGCATAGGTCAAGTAGGTCAGGTGTTGATTTGGCAGGCTGTAAACGATGCTCAAACCCCAAATTGGGTAATTATTAGGACGGCTGCATGAACGTCAGCATAGCCCTAGGTGGTTTTGGAAGCCAAGGCTGGGGTGATGCGGCTTGGGGAGAAGGTAACGTATCCTTTGTGGCTACGGGTTCAATAGGCTCTGTAACGGTTTTGGCTGGGGCTAATGTGCCAGTTTCTGGGCTTCAGGCTTTAGGACAGGTTGGTAGCGTAACGGTAGGTGAGGGAGTAGGAGTCTTTGTAGTCGGGGTTAGCTGTACGGCAAGCGTGACTTCTGTGACGGTTTGGATTACGATTAATGACAGTCAAACGCCTAGCTGGATACCTATAAATGACTCGCAAACAGGTACTTGGAATGATATTATTGACGTACAAACGCCCAACTGGGCAGAAATAGCATAAGGATATTATGGCATCTACATATAGTGACCTAAAAATAGAGCTGATCGGTACTGGTGAACAGACGGGTACGTGGGGAACCACGACCAATAGCAACTTTTCTGTTGCGTTTCAAGAAGCCATCACAGGTTCGGCAGATGTAGCTTTCTCCAGTGCAGATGTTACAGTCACTCTAACCGACACCAATGCCTCCCAAACTGCTCGCAATCTGCGTTTAAACCTTACGGGGACTTCAGGCGGTGCTAGAAACTTAATCCTTGGTTCAGGCTGTCAAGTTGAGAAATTATACTTAATAAACAACGGGTTAGCCGATGCAGTTACGGTTAAGAATACGTCAGGTACAGGCATAGCCGTTCCAGCAGGTAAGTCAATGTTTGTTTTTAATAACGGTACAAACGTAGTCGAGGCAGTAAATTCCGCAGTTTCTCTTGCAGTTACAGGAAACGCTACAGTCGGAGGAACCTTAGCAGTCACTGGAACGTCAGCCTTTACAGGGGCTACGACTTTTGCGGCAGATTCTACTTACAACGGCACAGGACAAGTCAAGCTCCCAGCAGGAACTACAGCTCAAAGGTCAGGTAGCCCTGCTAACGGTATGATTCGGTATAACTCCGACCAAGATCAAATAGAAGGTTATGTTGATGGAGTCTGGGGTGGTATTAGCGGAGCGCAAGCAGGCGGTGCAATATTGACAAACAAAGACGCAGCCAGCGTAAATTACACTATTGCAACAGGCGAGAACGGATTATCAGTTGGTCCCATCACGGTGAACAGCGGAATAACAATAACGGTAACATCAGGACAAAGGTGGGTAATTTTATGAGTCTTATATTGCAAGGTTCAACTTCAGGCAGCGTAACACTACAAGAACCAGCCGTTGCTGGTACTACTGTTTTGACCTTACCAGCCGCTACTGGCACGGTATTAACTACTGTAAGTTCAGGAACAACTGGTACTTCAATGGTTCTTTTAGGTTCTGCTTCTGCCAGCAGTTCAGCAACTATTGATTTTACTGGTTTAGCTTTGTCAGATTACAGTGGTTACAGAATTCTTTTAGATTGTGTTGTTCCAGCCACAAACGGTGTTAGTTTGTTAATGAGAACTTCATCAAGCGGAACATTTCAAACTAGCGGGTATTACTGGCAAAATTGGCGTTGGACTACTTCAGGTTCAGGTGTAACTGGAAACGCAGGTTCTGCAACAGGTATTGCATTAGACGCTTCAGGTGCAGATAATATGGCGAACACCGCTAATCAAGGTGGAAACTGGGTTATTGATATTAATGTGCCATTTCAAAGTACCGATATTCATAAAGTAACTTATCAAGGTTTTTATGTAGGTTCAACATGGCTTGGTGTTGTTGGTGGGGGTTACACAGGCACAAATTCAATAGACGGCATTAGATTTTTAATGACTTCAGGCAATATTTCCACAGGTCGTTTTTACTTGTACGGAATTAAAGAGGATTAAATATGCTTACTAAAATTGTAAACGGACAAGAAGTTGAGTGTTCTGCTGAAGAAGAAGCGGAAATTCGTGCTGAATGGGATGCCAACGATGTTTTAATAGCCGCACAAGTAGCCGCAGCTGAAGCAGAAGCAATGGCTAAAGAATCAGCGCTATCTAAACTATCTGCACTTGGTCTAACAGAAGACGAAGTTAAAGCACTATTAGGAGCTAAATAATGCCATACGGAACAGTCAATGCTGATGTAATTCAAACATCTACTAGCGGTGGTACATTAGGTGCTGGTGATTCTTCAGCTATAAAGAACCGCATCATAAACGGTGCAATGGTTATTGACCAAAGAAACGCTGGTGCTAGTGTTACAGCAGTTAATGCAGTTTATACATTAGACAGGTGGCAATCCGTTTCTTCTGCCGCATCTAAATTTAGTATTCAACAAAATGCAGGTGCAGTTACACCACCAGCAGGTTTTAGCAATTATCTTGGCGTTACATCATTGTCTGCGTATTCTGTTGGTGCAGGAGAAGTGTTTGCTATATTCCAGCCAATAGAAGGGTTTAATACGGCAGACTTAGACCTTGGAAAAGCAACAGCTAAAACATTTACACTTAGTTTTTTTGTGCGCAGTTCTTTAACTGGAACTTTTGGTGGTTCATTAACTAATAGTGCCTACAATCGTTCATACCCATTCAGCTATACAATATCTGCCGCAAACACTTGGGAACAAAAATCAATTACTGTTGTTGGCGATACTGCTGGAACTTGGGTAGGGGCTACAAACGGAACAGGCTTAAATGTTCAATTTAGTTTAGGAACAGGCACAACCCTTAGTGGAACTGCTGGTGCATGGGCAGCTGCTAACTATCTTTCTGCCACAGGCGCAACATCCGTAGTCGGTACAAACGGTGCTACATGGTATGTAACTGGAGTTCAGCTAGAGGTAGGAAGTAGTGCTACTGGATTTGAATATAGACAGTATGGTACTGAGTTTGCTTTGTGTCAACGCTATCTACAAGTTTGGGGTGGTGCTTCTTCTCAAATGTTAGGAACTGCTTGGTCACCTTCAACTACAGCTACAGTCGTTTCAGCTTTAAGACCAGTAACAATGAGAACTTCTCCTACGCTTACATCTTCAACAGTAGGCGATTGGACTGTATTTAGTGGCGGTGCTGGTTCAATAACAGCAACATCTATTGCACAAAATAGACCCTCTCCTTTTTCTACAAGTATAGAATTTGGTGTTGCTAGTGGATTAACTAGTGGACAAGCTGGAGCAGTATTTACTGCAAACGCAAATGCTCGCATCTACGAATCTGCGGAGTTATAAAATGTATAAACTATATAGAAATTGTTTTGGTGATATAAATGTTGTTGAAAGATTAACAGATAACGCATACATTCCTTTTGACCCAACCAACACAGACTACCAAGCCTACCTTGCATGGTTAGCTGAAGGCAACACACCATTACCAGCGGAGAATACATAATGCCTATTACGATTGACGGAACAGGAACAATATCAGGCGTTAGTGCTACTGGTATTACTACTGTACAAAACTTACCAGCAACAGGTACTATTACAAATTTAACTAGCACTACTGCGACAATAACAACTTTAAACACACCAACTGACGTTCTTGCAACACAAAACGGCATGACTGGTATTGCTAAAGCATGGGTAAATTTTAACGGTACAGGTACGGTAGCTATTCGTAGTGCATTTAATGTATCTAGCATTACAGATAACGGCACAGGTGACTATACAGTTAATTTTACAACTGCAATGCCTAATGCTAATTATTCAGCATTAGCAACCACAAGAAGAAGTGGTGGTAACGACAATCAAGGATTGGCAACTGTTTATCCAAATGCAACTTATTCTAACGCTATTAGCACCACTTTTGTTAGAGTAGTAACTGGAACTTCATCAAATGGTGCTTTATCTGATTTTGATTATGTTGCAGTTTCAGTATTTAGTTCATAAGGATAAATCATGTCACAAGTAATTATTTTTAAAAACGACAATGGCGGTGTATCAGTTTGCATTCCTACTGGTGAAATTAGCATTGAAGCTGTACTTGCTAAAGACTGCCCAGCAGGTGCAATCATCGTTGATAATTCAGAACTTCCTATTGATACAGAATACTTTAATGCTTGGGAATTAGTAGACGGCAAAGTTGTTGTTAATGAAGCTAAAAAACAAGCCATTATTGACGCAATTCAAGCCCCAATAGATACAAAGGCATCTGCACTAGCTAAACTAGCTGCACTTGGTTTAACTGAAGATGAAGTAAAGGCTTTGGTAGGATGAAACAGACTATTCCAGCCCGAACACTAGAAGGTGGACTAATTGAGCCGCACCACGAAATAGAAGTGGTGTGTTTGGCTTGTGGTTACGACTTAGATGAAGCCGAATTGCAAGCCGATGTCTGCTCAGACTGTAACGCTCCCTTAAACCTGAAACAACATATATCCATCCATGCGACATCTGTTCCTGCCGCTGGTGGCGGAGTAATGTAAGGTGAAGGTATGCCTGATCCATTCGGAATTACCGAGGGCGTTAAAGCTGTCACCAGCAGTATTAATGAGTCGGTAAAGGCAAGCAAAGAATTATCTAAAGCAATTGACGGGGTATTAGAGTTAGCAGATTCAGCAGCAAAAGAAAGAACTGAGACAAGAAAAAAAGCTAGGCAAGTTAACCCTGATACCGCAACGATTATTGAAGCAGTAGACGAATGGCAACGACTTTTAATAGCACGGCAGTCAGAAGCAAAGATTCAAGAGCAAATTACCAATAAATACGGTAGTAAGGCTTGGGATGAAATACAAGGTATTAAAGCAAGAAAGCAATGGGAAGAACGGCAAGATAGGTATTTAGAACAGCATGACAGGCGGGTTATGAAAAGCGTAATGTTGCTCTGTTACATATTGGCTGCTTGGATTGCTTACGAATGTACTTGGGGAATATGGAGATAATATGTTACCGTTAATGGCACTGTTTGATGTTGGGATGAAAGTTCTAGATAAGTTTGTTCCTGACCCTGAAGCTAAGGCAAAGGCTCAAAAAGAGTTGCTACAGATGCAGCAAGAAGGCAGGTTGGCTGAACTTAATGCCGATAACATTGAAGCCCAAGAATTAACTAAACGCCAGCAAGCTGATATGTCTAGTGATAGCTGGTTGTCTAAGAACATCCGTCCAGGTACGCTAGTATTTATTTTGGTTGTATATACATCATTTGCAATTATGAGTGCGTTTGAAATGAATGTGCATCAACCCTATGTAGAACTGCTTGGGCAGTGGGGTATGCTGATTATGTCGTTCTACTTTGGTGGTCGCACCCTTGAGAAGATTATGGACATGAAGAGGTCAAAAGATGAGTCTAAGTAAACACTTTACCTTTGAAGAGCTAACGCACACAGACCATCGTGAGTTTGACAACACCCCAAATGTAGAAGAAACCGAAAATTTGACTCGATTGGCAGAGTTCTTAGAGCAAGTTAAAGAGGTGTTAGGTGGTAAGCCAATTATGGTTAACTCCGCCTTTAGGTCAGAAGCCGTGAATAATGCCGTTGGAAGTCGCAACACCTCACAACATCGCATAGGATGTGCTGCTGATATTAGAGTACCAGGCATGACCCCAGATGAAGTTGTTAAAGCAGTGATTGCATCAGGGATCGGATACGATCAGATTATTCGTGAATTTGACAGGTGGACACATATATCTATCCCAAATAAACCCAAAGATAAACCTCGCCAACAGGCACTCATTATCGATAAAATGGGTACACGACAATACGCCTAATATGCCACTCCAAAAACTACAATTTAAGCCAGGTTTAAACAGGGATCAAACTAACTACACCAACGAAGGTGGGTTCTTTGAGTGCAATAAAGTGCGCTTTCGTTCTGGTTATCCTCAAAAGATTGGCGGCTGGCTTCGTTACGGTACCTCTACTGTAGCTGGCATCTGTCGGCAGGTATTTAACTGGATTACCACGGCTTCAGATAACTACTTAGCCCTAGGAACATCAAAAAAACTTTATATTGAGGCAGGACAGACTTTATACGACATCACGCCTATACAAGCTACTTTTGTTTCTCCAGCAACAAATAACTGCTTTACCACTGTAAACGGGTCTAAAACCGTCACTGTGACTATAACGGCTCACGGAGCTTCAGATGGAGATTACGTTACTTTTTCGGGTGCGGTAGCAGTAGGCGGAATCTTAGCGGTTACTCTAAATACAGAGTTTATTGTTGATCAAGTAACGTCAAGCACCTTTACGATTACCGCTGCGACTGCGGCTACGTCTTCTACTTCTGGAGGCGGTACTGGAATTACAGCCGCTATTCAAATACCTATTGGTAACAACAATGCTTCGGCAGGATATGGCTGGAGTGCGGGCACATGGAGCCGTTTGTCTTGGGGTTCTGGTAATCCTACACCTGTAGTCAACCCTCAGCGGGACTGGTTCTTGCAGAACTTTGATAACGACCTTGTGGCTAATATTCGTAATGGCGCAATTTACTATTGGCAATATTCAGGTGGTGTGGGAGTTAGAGCTACTTTACTTTCTGCAACGACTATAGACAGCGTAGCCCCAGCAGACGTTCCTACGCAGGCAATGCAGGTTCTAGTCTCCCAGAACGATAAACATCTTATTTGTTTTGGTGCTACCCCTTATGGGGGAGGATCATTTGACCCCCTATTAATCCGCTGGGCTACCCAAGATCAGCCTAATGTCTGGACACCTTTAGTCACTAATTCGGCAGGTTTTATACGGGTTTCCCGTGGTTCAGCCATTGTCTGTGCGGTAGCAACTCGTCAAGAAATCCTTGTATATACAGAGGGAACCTTAAATTCTCTCCAGTTCGTAGGCACCACAGACGTCTTTAGTCTTAATGAGCTTTCGGACAATATTTCTATTATTGGTCCTCGTGCTGTCGTAGCCGTTAATAACACCGCCTATTGGATGGGGCATGATAAGTTCTATGCCTACACAGGACGGGTTGAAACTTTGCCTTGTACCCTAAGAAACCACGTTTTTCAAAACTTTAACTACGACCAAGCCGACCAAGTTATTTCAGGAACTAATGAAGGCTGGAACGAGGTCTGGTGGTTCTATCCAACGGCAACTAGTCAAGTCAATGACGCCTATGTTATTTACAACCATTTAGAGAAGATTTGGTACTACGGCACAATAGATCGTACTGCGTGGTCGGACTCGTCTTTAAGGGAATACCCTCAAGCGCTTACAGGAACCTACGTTACAGGTTCTATTACCTCTACGACTTTAACAGTCACTGCGGTCTCGGTAGGCATTTTACAAGTAGGTTCAGTCATTACTGGCACAGGCATTTCTGTAGGAACCACAATAACGGCTCTAGGCACTGGCACTGGCGGGATTGGAACTTACACCGTTAATATCTCTCAAAGTGTCGTATCAACTGCTATAACGGCTGATAGTATTATTTACAACCACGAAGAAGGACTGAATGACGGCACGGATGCGATGACCTCGTTTATTGCGTCTTCGGACTTTGACCTAGTAGACGGAGATCAGTTTATCTTGACCAAACGGATTATCCCTGACCTCAATTTTGCTGGATCGACTGCCGCCCTACCTGCGGTCACAATGTACATAAAACCACGGAACTTCCCTGGCAATGCCTATTCCAACGTAGATTCTGAACAAGTCATCGAGACCTCGGTAGACGTCTATACCGAACAGATCTTTATGAGGGCTAGGGCACGGCAGATGGCAATCGAGATTGAATCAACCGATTTAGATGTCCAATGGCAGTTAGGTAGTCCAAGATTGGATGGTAGACCAGATGGGCGCAGATAATGGGAATGCAACGATTTCGGGCGCCAGCTCTTCCGCTTGCAACACCAGATTACGACCAACAGCAACTGTCTCAGTTAATCGGGGTTTTACGGCTTTACTTTACCCAGTTAGACTCCAACGTGCCTTTACAGGCAGACGGGATCAGGCTATTAAATCTACCAACATCAGGGTACAATTTGCCAAACGGCACTGTATTTCAGGTTGGGGAAGACTTAAGGATTGTAGTACCTAATATTTCTTATCTATTTGGAGTATCTGCCACAGCTAGTGTGGGGACGGTAACGGTAACAGTATGAACTATTTTGCGAGGCGTTTATGAGCTATGCTGCAGCACAACATTTAGCCTCTTATGGTCGTGGGGGTGATACCGAATTAGTCCACATGACTAAAGGTGAAATAAAAGGTCTCCAAGCTTTAGCTATGGCTCGTGGCGGTTCGCTCACAATTAACCCTGATACAGGTCTAGTAGAAGCGGGCTTCTTAAAAAGAATGCTCCCTATGGTAGCAGGTGCAGCCCTTGCAGCTACTGGCGTAGGTGCACCAATGGCAGCTTTAATAGTTGGTGGTGGCTATGGCTTGGCTACAGGCAGTGTTACCAAAGGTCTCATGGCAGGTCTGAGTGCTTATGGCGGTGCTGGGTTAACTAGCAGTCTAGGGGCTTTAGGTGGAGAAGCTTTAGCAACTCAAGGGGGTGACGCTGCTTTAAATGTGTTTAACGAAACTCAACGACAAGCAGTTACATCAGGACTTGAAAATCTTCCTGTTGGTAGCGGTGGTGTTGGTATACCTACAGAATCTGGGATGTATTTTCCTGGAGCAACACCAGGAGCTAGCACTGAAGTAGCAGGGGCGGCGGGTACTAATTATTATCAACAAGCTGCTCAAAACTTTTTAGAAAACCCAAATAACTTTGACAAGTTAACTCCACAAACTTTACAGGATTATCAAGGTGCATTAAAGGCTCCTGGAGCTAACCCCCAAGATATTATTAGTGCCGCTGGTAGGGCGCAAGGCGCTGCTGGTGCTACTACAACAGGTAATGTAACTAAAGGAATTGGAGAAGTATTTAGTAGTCCAAGTGCTGCTGGAACTTTTGCTAAAGATAATGCACTTACTATAGGCAGCGCGTTTCTTCCTGAATTTCTTAATAAAGAACAAAAAGCACCTGTTGGTTATACCGAAGATGAATACGATAGACAGTTAAAAGGCTATCGTATGAGTCCTGATTACAAAGCGTACGAAGCTCCAAGACCTAATCCATACTATCAAGCCACTTATGCAGCAGAGGGTGGCGTAATGAATTCTTTTGATGATGAGAGCGGTGTCGACATGGCTTCTGGCGGTATTGCGCGCTATAGAAGTAAGGGTCAAGTTAATGTGTTACAAGATTACTTGGATAGACAAGGGCAACAGCAATTAAGCCCATTACCAGAAAGTGTTGGGGTTCCACGCACAGGTATCTTTAGGGATACTGATGTAGATACAGCAAAAAAAGATGCATTGACTGCTTCTATGATTCGTTTAGGTAAAGCAGGTAGGGGTGCTGGTATTAAGCCAATTGCTCTCCCTAAAACCTCAATTAAAGGTCTAGGCGATATTAGAGGCGCTACTCCTGAAATAGAAGAAGCTGCTGCTGGTGGCACTATGCGTTACAACCTAGGAGGGTACTCTGATGGCGGAAGGATGCTTAAAGGACCTGGTGATGGTATGTCTGATTCTATTCCTGCTACTATTGCTGGAAAGCAACCAGCACGGTTGGCTGATGGAGAGTTTGTTGTCCCAGCTGATGTTGTTTCGCATTTAGGTAATGGCTCTACGGACGCTGGTGCTAAAAAGTTATATAGCATGATGGATAAAATTCGCAAGGCTAGAACTGGTAAAAGAAAACAAGCCCCTGCGGTTAAAGCTAATAGATATATGCCCGCATGACAACACTTACGTATGAAGACGTCAATGGGCTTGACTTTATACCAGAGTTTGAAAAGCTATTTCCTGAGCATTATGATGAGTTATGTGTAACAAAAGATTACCCTGCCAATCCAAATTATGATGCTTATAGGCAGATGGGGGAAGCAGGTTTATTAAGGACTATTACTTGTAGGGCAGATGGTGAATTAGTTGGGTATGTTATTTTTTATATCCAGCCTCATTTGCATTACAAAGATTGTTTAACGGCTTTTGAAGATTTGTATTTTGTTAAAAAAGAATACAGAAAAGGTCGAGTAGGAATTAGATTGTTTCAATACGCTGAACAAGTTTTAAAAGAGCGTGGAGTAAATAGAGTTGTAATACATACTAAAGTGCATTTAGACAACTCTAAGTTGTTTGAGTATTTAGGGTACAAGCATACAGATAAAATATTTACTAAGATGTTGTAAGGGAAAATTATGAATTATTCACGTCGCCAGTTATATGCCTTAGGAGAACCCCTAGGAGATTCCGTTACCACTAAAAAAGTGAGTGGAGGACGTATTTATGGTGGTGGCGGCGGTGGTGGTGGTAGTAGTGCACCCCAACAGTCAACAACTTATAACACTAATGTTCCTGAATATGCAAAACCTTATGTAACCACAATGCTGGGTGCTACCCAGAAACAATTATTTGAAGGCACTCCTACTGGAGAAGGTGGTTTTGATATCACTGGGTTTAAACCGTATAGACCCTACAGCACAGACGTAAACAATTATTTTGCTGGTTTTTCTCCATTACAACAACAAGCACAAACTAGTGTGAGAGGGTTACAAACTCCAGGACAATTTGGAGATGCTACTACTTTAGCTGGTGCTGCTGGTTTAGGTTCGTTAGGTGCAGGGCAACAATATAACCAAAACGTAACTGACCCTGCAAGAATGCAAGCATTTATGTCGCCGTATCAACAAAGTGTTACGGATATTGCCAAAACTGCTGCTGTACGTGAAGCTCAAATGGCACAAAACGCTCAAAACTTAGGTGCTGCTCGTCAAGGTACTTACGGCGGTGCACGTCAGGCTTTGATGCAAAGTGAGCGTGAAAAGAATTTATTATCTAACCTGTCTAATATCCAAGCACAAGGGTCACAGTCTGCGTTTGATAGAGCAATGCAAGCACAACAGTTTGGTTCTACTTTAGGTATGCAAGGTTATGGGCAGGCAGGACAAGCTGCGTCTACTTTAGGTCAGTTAGGTGGTGCTCAATTAGGCGCTCAAAAAGATATTATTGGTTTGCAAAATCAAATGGGCGGGCAGCAACAAGCCCTTGAGCAGGCTAAGATTAATCAATCAATTCAAGATTACGCAACACAACAACAATATCCGCTCATGCAATTAGGCATGATGTCCAATATGCTTCGTGGTTTGCCATTACAAGCAACTACAACTCAGACTTATCAAGCTCAACCTTCTAACCTTAATCAAGGTCTTGGTCTTTTGGCTGGAGCTGCTGGCGCTAAGCAAGCTGGTTTATTTGCAGAAGGGGGAACTATCAAGGGTTTAGCAGAGGGCGGTGTTACAGGCTACGCCAACCGAGGTTTGGCTCAAGCTAATCCTAGAAGCGCAGCGGTTCAAGGTATTAAAGCTAAATTAGAAATGATGCCTATAGACCAGTTGCAGCAAGTGGCTCAAAGTAGCTCTAGTGAAGAAGTACGCACTATGGCATTAGAGGTGTTACAAGAAAAGAAAATACGGGCGCAAGCTGAGCAACAAGCTCAACAATCTATTGCCCAAGATCAACAAGCTATGCCTACTCCAGTATCAGAAAGAGCTGGTTTACCTGCCGCACCTGCTGGTGCTATGGATACATTAAATGCCGCTAGTGGCGGTATTGTAGCTTTTGCTAATGAGGGTGAAGTTGAGTTAGACCCAGAAGAAGCAGCTCGCTTACAACAAGAGTTTCTTTCACGTCAAAAATACGAGAACTTTGCTAGAAAACAACGTGAGGCTGCTGGTGTTGGTGCGCCCAAGGCTGCACTAGGTGAGTTTTATGCAAAAGAACAGGCTGCCTTGGGAGATGCAGAGAAACAAGCTAGAGGGTATGACTTGTTAAACTTTGGTATTAACTTAGCTACTCAAGCAGGCCCTTTAGCGCAAGCAGGTGCTAGAGCAGGTCAAGCAACATTGCCTGGAATGATAGCCCGCCAAGAAGGACTTAGAGAGCGTCGTGGTGGTGTTGCTAAAGGTCTTGCTGAAGTTGCTGAAGGTGAACGCCTAATGAAGCTAGGTGATATTACTGGTGGCAATGCTATGTTTGAGAAAGCGGAAGAACGTCTCAGTAAAGAAAAAGTTGCAAGTACAAGAGCTTCTGTAGCAGATAGAGCAGATAATCACGCTAGGGGTTATTTAGCAGATGCAAGGGCTAAGGGTGATAAAAGACCTGAGGAAATTGTTCTTCTTGAAGGTAGGAACGATTATTTAAATAAAGTGCAGCAAGCTCAAATGGCACGTGCAGGTGTTGCAGCGCAACAAGTAAATATTACTGGACAAAATCTTACTAGGGATGATGCTAATAAAGAGATTAGAGAAGTGGGTACTCCTGGAAACGATAGATTTAAAGCTGAACTTAAAAAAGCACAAAGTGATCCTAATTACAAAAACCTTTCTCCCGCTGAAAAGAAAAAAATTAAAGCAGATATTAAAGAGCGGGTAAGGGACGAAATAATGACTAAAAATCAATCTGGTGGGGGCAGTAGTAAGCCAAAAACTAGTAGTAAAGCAAACCCTGCTGATTTTGATAGTTAAATAATGGCATATGACGTCGAAGGTGCAAGGAAAGCAGGTCTTAGCGATGCTGAGATTAATAACTACCTTGCCAACAAATACAAATACAACCTAGCAGGTGCTAGGGAAGCGGGTCTTGCTGATACCGATATATTGACTCATCTGATTACAAAAGATAAACCTGTAGCTAAAGCAGTTGCCCCTACAGTAGCAACAACAGAAGTCACCCCTATAAGCAGCCCTGAAGAAGTAACTTCACAAATGGAAACCCCTAGAGGGGCATTTGCAGCGCAGCCAGGTGCGGGTCTAACTGAGCAACAAAAGAAACAACTAGCAGACGCAACCGCAAAGTACGAAGCGGAAGTGCCATTCCTGCAGCGGCAGACTGATCCAATAAAAGCAGGGGTCAAAGGGTTAGCAACTGTTGTTCCAAACTTAGAAATTACTAGTCTTCAAAAAGAAATTAATGCAATACGAGAAGGCAAGGTTGGTCCACGGGATCCACTAACTGGAGAGATGACCCCTCTTCAACCAGAAGAAGCTGAAGCCGCAATTAAATCATTGCAGGCACGGCAAGCAGAAGCACAAAAGAAAGTAATGGGCGTTCAAACAGAAATTAGTAAAATTAAAAAAAGACCAGCCGTTGAACTATTAAATGATGTAACAACTGCACGGCAAGCATTCCAAGCATTCCAAGCTGATCCTTTAGGGGTTATGGCTAGTGTATCTTTAGAAAGCTTGCCACAGGTTGCTCCTGCTCTTGTACTAGGTGCTATAACACGTAACCCTACTGTGGGTGCGTTGGCTATGGGTAGTACTAGCTTTGCTAGTGAGTTGTCTTCTGGGGTTATGGAGTACTTTCAAGATAACGGAATTAATACTGGAGACCCTATAGCGGTTAACAAAGCATTAAACGATCCTACACTATTTGCTAAAGCGTATGAACATGCTTTAGCACGGGGTTCTATTATTGCCATTGCAGATACCGCCGCTGCTGGTTTGGCTAGCAAAATGCTTGTACCTAAAGGGGTAATAAAAAATCAATTTGCAAAAGAAGCAGTCAATATTGGGGTGGCCCAACCTGTTGCGCAAATGGTTAGTGGTGCTGGCGGTGAAATACTTGCACAGCTTGCTACTGAAGGTGAGGTTAAAAAACCTGGTCGAGCAGTTTTAGAAGCTGCGGGTGAAGGTCCATCTAGCTTATTAGAGACAGGAGCATTTGGCGGGCAACAAGCCTATGAACGCTTACCATCTACCATTGCAAAAAGAGAAGCGGAAGCTAAATCTGTTGAAGATCAAAAGAAAATACTTGATAAGCTCAATGCACCTGGGGCTATGGATGCTTTGGGGCAACAGTTTAACGATGAAGTTGAAAGATTAAAGAATACAATAAACCCTAAAACACAAAAGAAAGGGTCAGCTGGACGTCTTTATACTGAAGAAGAAGCTTTTGCCCTTGCTGGTGATGCCATACTGCAGGAAGGTGGACTAGATGGACTTGAATCAATTATCGGTGGAGCAAATAAACCAGGCGTTTCTGTGCCTAGCGGAACAAGCGGAACCGACACAGGAACTACGGACACTACCCAAGGAAACTTGGCAGCAACTGGCACGACTACTACTGCTACTGGAAGCGGAGAAGGAACTGAACTCAATACACTAGTTGCTGAACTAAAAGCTAAGTATCCACAAATGACGGATGAGCAAGTAACTGCTCTTGCCACAGAAAGCCTACGTCAAAAACAAATGGCGGCTGATACGGGTGCACCTGCTGCGCTTACTGAAGAAAACAAACCCAATGTATTAGATACAGGTTTTGTCTGGAGAAAAGATGGTGTTGATATACCTATTCAAGTTGTAGCAGAAAGACTTGCATCTGATAGCGGGGAAAGAGAAGTTGTTGCATTGGTTGACGGTGAAGAAGTAAATATCCCAATTAGCCAAATTGCTCGTAGCCCAGACTTTAAATCAACAACACCCCCAGTTAAAATTGGTAAGCCAAGAGGTAGACCAAAAGCGGACAAGACTCCAGAGCAAATAGCTGCTGCTGCTGAATATCGCAAACAACGTCAGGATATAGGTAAAAATGCTATTACTGAAGTTACTAAAGCTGAGAAGGTTCTAAACAGAGTAGTTGATGAGCAAGCCATTATTGAGAATTCTGGCACTGAGAAAGAAGCTCAGGATACTTTGTTTGGTCTAAGAGAAGAACGCATAGGCGCTCTTGCAGTTGCGCATGGTTTAGCTACAAATCCAGACCAAAAGAATAAAACTGCGGGTAAAAGAGCTACTACCCTATTAGAAAAAGCTGATCCTCAAGAACGTGAGCTTGGTAAACAAAGACACGAAGCCAAGCAAAAATTGGGCACACCTAGCCGTTCTGAAATTATTGAGTCCACTAATGGACAAGACAACGCAGCGTTTGAAAAGTTTTCTTTTGCTAAAGGTGCAGTTAATTACATAGCTAACTCAAAAAGTAGCAACGCATTTGAAAAAGTGCTAGCTAAGCGTCTTGCGCCGTTTCTTAATGGGGTTAAGTTTGTCATAGTAGACAGCGAGGCAGATATGCCTACTCCTAAACTACAAAGGTTTATGAAAGACTCAGCAGGTCTTTTTGATCCCGAGACAAACACTATTTACGTACTGCGTAAAGGCGGTATCAACAATACTGTTGTGTTACACGAGGCTTTGCATGCTGCAACGGTTGCTCGTATTATTGCATTTGATTTTTTAAAAAACGCCAAACGACCCATCCCTGCTGCTTTACGAGTTCCTGTTCAAGAACTGTACGACACCATGGAGGATGCTAAGAAAATATACGACGAACTTGCTGATGCGGGTATGCTTCCTCCTCAGATGTTAAAAATTCCAAAAGAAGCATTTACTGACCTTAGAGAATTTGTAGCATATGGTCTGTCTTTACCTTTGATGCAGGACTTTCTCCTATTAGCCCCTGGTGAGTACGCTGGTGAAGCCCCTGGGTTTATTAGCAAAATTTTTACTCGATTTGTACAGAGCTTACGTAAGATGTTTAGTATGGGCAAAGAGCATATGTCCGCTTTGCAAGATTTAATAATTGTTACTGATAAGTTATTAAGTACGCCTGTGACTCCAGAAGAAATTGAACTGAATGAATTACTGGGTGAACCGTCAGCGGCTAAAGCACCTAAGCCACCCAAAGCACCTAAGCCCCCCAAAGCGCCTAAGCAGTTAAAAACGGTGGAAAACGTACTTAGAAAACTTAGGTTATCTCATAGTAGTACTGACATGAATACTTCAATCGGTCAGTTAATGATGCAAACTAGAAATGCTAGTGATGCTATTCGACTAATGAAGGCTGTTTATAGCACTATAAGCGTAGCTAAATTAAAGTTTGTAATGCGCGCTTTTGATACAGGGGATATTACCCGCATAGCAGGGGATAAGCTTACCAACCTAAAAGTTATTAATGCTGCTGTAAATGACATGGCTGGTATGCGTACCCGCATGATTCGTGAGCTATCAGAAAAAGTT